GCCGTATTAGTCAGGCAGTAGCCCAGCGATCATTACGTTAAATATATGTTATATTTCCACCAGCAGATAACACAGGAGTACCTTCAACTTGGAGGCCATGAACGGAGACAACAGATTTGTAAGTAAATTCAGGAGTTTTAAGATTTCTAACATGCAAGTCAGTTTCTATATGTGATACTATCCAACGATACGACTTATCATCATTCATATAGACGACTTGCGTAATCATAGGAGCACATATAGACATAGCATTAGGACCTAACTTCGCAAAAACGTCTGCAAGTATACCTCTATCTGCTTCAGCGGCTAGAGCATTTACTCCAGGGACCGCGGCAACAAGCAGTCGAAGCATTTCCTTGAGTAGTTTATGGGCAGTACGATTAGGACCAGCATCACAAAGCAAACCGAATGTTTTTAAGTAAGCCATAACGTGACAATCAAAGTCTTTTGAAGTCAACCTCCCTTCCTTACCCTTGAAGCCGAAAGCATCCGTGCCACACTTGGTGGCATAGGCTTCGGTCTTACGCCAAGGCAGGATGAAGGTGTAATTGTCATTGTCTGGATGTAAAGGTTGATATCTGTCGTTGTATTTGACCCAGTATCTTTGAAGTATGTGTATACCAGAGGAGAGTATTTCGTCATTACGTATATGAGTAAAGAACCTATTCTTATGTTTAGGACCAGGAATGAACTGTTGAGTATCACTACCCTTGACAGTTAATCCTATAGAAAGAAGCTCATCGGCTAGATGTTGTGGATAAGCATCCGTACCAAAAACATTAAGTCTAGATTTTTTGAGTTTTAAAACTACATCATCACCATAAGCAACCATCCTAACTTCTTCAAAAGCAAGTTTTGGATGTATTTTGTTGACAATGTAGAGTTTCATAATAGCCATATACATACTGAATACAGTCATGAGGGTAGCAATGTGTGATGTACCCAACCAGCCACTAGCCATAACGCCTAGGACCATATAATAATAACCAGAAAACCATTGTACGGTTTTCGCATTAGTGGCAGCAAATTCTACAGCGAACATCTCTTTGAATGCTTCTTCATCTCCTTCACTAGGAAAGTCGACAAAGAATATGCGCATGAGAAGATACATAAATAAGCCTACTGGTGAGTAGGACATATCATGTCCAGAAATATCGCAAGTAATGTAGAACCACTCACTTTCATCATCGGGGGTTATATTAGAACCGCGAACATCATCAGGAAGGTTCATCCATTCGGCTATGTGCATAGCACGCATCATAGTGAATCCTAAGGATGACCATATACTAGTGCCTATAAGACATCCAACCCATTTCTCCAAAGCTTTCATGAACGGTAAAGTACAAAGCTTCGAAATAAAATCGTGGACTAGGCCTAGCATAGATATCATTCGTATTTTGCCAGGTGGGTCGTCTACAGACCGAACTTCTGGTTTAGCGGAGTAAGTAGTCATAGCAGGGGGTATTAAGTTTTCACTCTCTCCGATATGCTCTCGTATTAAGGAGAGATATCTTTTGACTATTCTTCTAGCGAAGGGTGCCATATGTCTTTTAGTTTTAGCAAACCGTAACTCTAAGTGTCTGAAACCATTACCAGCGTTAGGATTAAAATTCAAATAATCCGCTGAATCAGGATGGGTAGAACATTCCATCCTGTTTGATTTAGCATCGAATAACACTAAGAGAGAACTAGCAACAGCCTTAAATATTCGAGGGTCAGCATTGTATACGGTGCCTGTCTTACACATTTTGTCGCGAAGAGCAATTAAATTACTTTCAGACGGAGAAGTGCTTATGTAAGCGCCTTCGACAAAACGGAGATATTTGGGACAGGTTTTTTCGCATGCACTGCGAGCAATAGCTTTGACAGGGGGGCATTCCTGGCCCTGTACAAAGGCATCGACTACTTTAAGGGGTTTGGTGCTTGCTGTCGTAAAGACAGTGATGGGAGTGTATTTAGGGGAATATAGGTAAGAAATGCACCTATCACGTGAATCTGCGGTAATATCATCGTGGTGCTTGAAATTGCTAGCAAGCAGAGTAACGCAGGTATCCTTGTCCTTCTTCTCATCAGAAGATACAGGTACTTGAAAAGCTACGTCACCAGCCTCGTGAGAGACTACTCCTAACGAGTTAGTCTTCCTACACTTGACTAGCCAATGAGATCCAGTTTCATTTTTAAGAATTTCGTAATCCAACATCTCTTTCCAGATAGCAGGATTCTTCTTACCAACGATACGCCTCAAACTGCAAAACTTGTTAGAGGCCAGGATAAGGGCAAACTCCTCTCCCGGATCGTG